AGTTGCTTGGTCGCCATTTGTCTATGTCTGCGACATTCTTTTAGAAGACGGGGTTGAGGATGACCCAGTCAAAGAAGACGCCCACGTCCGCAACATTGGTAGAGGTGACCTCAAAGGACGCCGCCCCCTTGTTGTGAACGTAAAGAGACCCCGCCAGAGCGGACTGCGGAGTGACGAAGATTTTGGCGAGAGTATCCGACGCCGTCGTGGGAACAACGAGAGTCGCACCCGCACCCAGTTGTCCCGTGCCGATGGTCGGGTTACCAGCGTGGATGTTATTGGTAATCGTCAGATACTCGCAGTTGACCGCACCCTCCACACGCAGAGAGGCATCAATGCCCGTCGCCCCGTCCGCAGTCCGACCCGTGAGGAACATCGCCGCATTCGCACCGACACCCTCACGCATCCACTCCTTGACGATGGGTTGGTCGCCACGAATGATGGTGGAGTCATACGTTCCACGAGTGATATAGTTGCCCGTCGCCAGAGCGGGAGCAGTCGTGCCCGGCGTGGTATTCAGACGCCAGTTGACGGCATCCGCCGACGGAGCGGTCGTGGAGAGCAGAGAACCCGGCGAATACTTCACATACGCCTTCGTGCCCGCACCATTCGGGTCAAAGACAATCGCCCACTGGGAATAGGTCTGACCCGCAGTCCACGTAGCGATGGACTTGATATCCAGAGTCTCCAGAGTGCCTCCACCGAGACCCGGCACGGGAGAGAGGGTCTCCGCAACGTATCCGTTCACGGCGTGGAGGTGCTGGACGGGGTTAATCGTCGCACCACCCGGCGGAGTGCTCTGGTTGCCGAAGAAGCGAGTCTCAATACCCGTGCTTGACCCGCCAACGAACTCGGGTTGAGCGACGAGACCGCTGGTCGGCAGAAGTTGGTATCCAAAACCACTCGTCAGAAGTTGCCGAGTCGCCATTGTTGTTTGTCTCTATCGGGGAGAATCTTTCACATCAGTCGGGCAGACATCTTACCCTTGCGACCACCCGTCATCGCACCACCCGTCGCATCACCGCCCGTCATCGCAGAACCACGAACCGCACCCATCGCCGCCTTACCCGCCTCCATCATCGCCCCGTGATAGGGTTTGGTCGCTTGATACACGTCCTTCGCCTTTGAGAGGACGTTTGCGAGACGACCGAACATACCCGCACCGACAAGGCGGTCAAGTTGGTCCCGAGTCCCCATCGGGGCGAGCGGGGCAGAGATGATGTCTTGCTCGGAGAGGACACCCTTGATGATACGGGAAGACCCACGAATGGACTCAAAGAACCCAGAGTTGGCGGTGATGACGTAGAGGACGGGGGACTGGGCGACAGACGAGGTGTTCTTGATGGTAAGGTTGAACTGGAAGGTGAAGTTGCCGACCAGAGAAGGTGCTTGACCCGTCTGGAGGGTGATGTCTTGCGAGGGTTTCAGCACGAGCAGACCACCCGTGAGCGGGACACGACCCGCCGCCGTGCCCGTCCAGTTGGCGGGATACGCACCCGGCACGAGGGAGTGAGCGTAACCCGCCCACTGATTCCAGTCCATCTCCAGACCATTCTTGACGGACATCCCATAGAGTTGCTCCGCCGTCTGGGACGAGAGCAGACCCGAGAAGTTATCAAAGTTGATGGTGAGCGGGTTGCGGATGCCGTCTGCCGCCGTCGCAACGGGGAGGTAGTAGTCCGCATCGGTGGAGGTGAGAGCGGACGAGGGTTTGACGTAGATGATGAAGAGGTCGGGAATCTGGGGCAGAGTGATGGTCTGCGACTGAATCTGGGCGACCGCACCCGGTTGAATCGGGACTTGGTTGTATTGGGTGATGTAGCGGGGGAACTCCATATACGGCACGACAGACTTCGGCGGGAGCGGGACGTCCAGAGACGGGGTGAGGAACTGGACGTTGACGACCGAGTCTTGGAAGACTTGACCGCCCGCCACACCCGTGTTGTAACCGATGTTGGTAATCGTGCGACCACCGCCGACCGCCGTGCGGAGCGTGCGGGTGCTGTCCCGAAGGTTCATAATCAGTTGGATGTTGTTGATACCGAACAGACCCGTGTCCCACTCGTGAACGTCCGAGAAGACGAACGGCGAGAGAACGAGTTTCTCGGTCGTCCGCCAGCGGATGAAGATGGAGTAGGGACCCAGCGACACGCCGTCAAAGACGGGGACACCGCCTTGAACGACATACTGGTCGGGGACACCCGGCACAATCGGTTGCGGAACGGGACCCGCAACGGGGACACCCGCCGTGAAACGTTGCCCGTTCTGGTAAGACGTCAGCGGAGTGCCCGTCGCATCCGTGAAGACGAGGTTATACCACGCACCATTCGGCACTTCGCCCGTCTCGGTGGTGTTCTCCCACCCCGCCAGCGGGTTGTTGTTCGCACCGAAGGCGTCGTTGTAGGACTGATACTTATCAAGCATCGTCGGGCACGTCCGCTGAAGGCGGTTCTTGCGGTAGTCGGTCATCCGCAGAACCTCGTTGAGGACGTCTTGCGTGTTGATGACGGACGTGGTGTCGTTGATGGTCGCCGTCAGCGTGGAGCAGAGGGCGTTGAGCGGGAACGAGCGGAGGGCGAAATCAACACCCGCACGCACGATGGGTTCGCCGACCGCCACAAGGGCAGCAGACGCCGTGAAGGACTGATAGCACGTGGACGACCACTCCACCGCCCGGTCAACATAGACGTTCTCGGACGGAACGTAGATGTTGTAGGTGTGCTGGGACGGGGTCGCCGCAATGGCGTTGAACGGGGCGTTCGTCAGCGACAGAGCACCCTTCTCAACCGCATACTTCGGGCGAGACTGGACGATGCGGGAGTCAAAGACGGCAAGTTTCTCAATGTCGCCACTCATCTTGTTTGTCTATCCCAGCGACAATCTTTTCGGCGACCTCAAAGCATCACCTCCGTCTTGTCGCCACCCACCATCGCATCCTTGTGGCGGAACATCACCTTGATAGACACGGACGAGAGATTAAACATTGAGACGGGATAGAGGTTGTTATCCAGTCGGTTCTTCCAGTAGACTTGGATATCAATGTTGCGGATGGGTTGCTTGGACGAGACGAAGTCGGTGAGGCGATACTCGGCGGTCGGGGCGTAGAAGAGGAACTGGCGGTAGGCGGACGCCCCCGAGTCCATCGGGAGAGCGATGTCCGTGATGATAGGTTGGAAGGCAGACTGCGAGGTCGGGGCGGATGGGTTGTTGTTGCCCGTGCCGAGAATGACGGGGGGTCCCGTCTGCTCCGCCCGAGTCGGGAGGAGGGTGGAGGTGAAGACGATGGACGAGATGGGCGACCAGAGGGTGTCGTCTGACCGATACTCTTGCTCGTTCAACCAGTAGACCTTCGTGCTATAGGGCGTCGGGACATACCCCAGTGGGGCGACGCCACTGAAGGGGGCGAGGCGGTAGTCCTCTGCGTTCTGATAGAACTTGTTGGGGAAGAGAATCTCGGTGGCGTATCCAGACGGGGTGGCGACGAGACCACTGCTGGGACCCGCCGACGACAACCACACGGGGGTGAGGGCGAAGGGACCGATGGTCGGGTCGGTCGTGTTCCAGTAGATGTTGAGGAAGTTGGTGAAGAGACCATAGAGGTTGGAGTTGAAGAAGAGGCGGAAGACGGGAGCAGTCCGTTGCCCGTCCGTGCCGTTGCCCGGTCCCACTGGCGGAACGTAGGCAGTCGCCGTGAAGGTCAGCAGACGAGTTCCGTATCCATCGGAGTCCGCCTTGATGGTGAAGCGACCACTGGACGGGTCTCGCACGATGACGGGCGGGATGGCGATGTTGACGAAGTCTTGGAGAGTGGCGAACGGGAACGGGTCGGCGGGGGCGGAGAGACCCGCATTCGCCCACTGAATGGCGAACTCGTTGTAGGTGTCTTGAATCGCACACGTGGAGGCGATACCCGGCGGAGACGCCAGTTGGGCGGGGTCAAGGATGGTGCGATTGACGATATCCAACCACGTCTGGTAGGTATAGACCCAGTAATACCGAGACGAGAGGTCTTGCGGAGACCCGTTGTCCGTGCCGATTGCCTCCCAGTAGCGGGGGTCGGGCGGAGCAACACCCGTCACGCCAAACCCCCACTGGGCGGGGTTCTGCGGAGGCGGAAGGGCGGGGTTGGGGTTGTTGACGAGTGCCGAGTATCCGACGCCCGAGAACTGGACGAAGTCGCCGATGTTGTAGGGGCGACCCGCCGTCCACGCCAGAGGCGAGATGACTCGGAAGAAGGGACCCGCAAAGATGCCGTAGAGACCGCCCGCTGGAGTCGTGGAGACCACGTCGCCAATCTGATAGACGTTCGCAAGGGCGAAGAGTCCCTTGAGGTTCGGGTTGGCGGGGACACGGGGCGTCGGGGCGAGAGTCGGGTTCTGGGTCTCCGACCGATACTGGATGAACCGAGACGGCGGACGGATGCTGAACGTCATCGTCCGACCACCACTCACATTCCACTGCTGGGAGTAGGGAATGGCGAGGGAGTAGGTCGTGAGGTTCGGATTGGTCTGACCCGTTGACTCTTGGATGTCGGGGATGAAGAGCGGAAGGTCTTTGTTGGGACCATTCATCGTGAACCGCACGATAGAGAAGTAATACTCATCGGCGTTCTTGATGAGCGAGGTATCACGGGTCTCGTTGAACCGCACTTGCGGGTCAGCAACAATCGCACCGCCCACGAGGTCTGCGGTGGTGTTGTTGATGATGTCCGCATTGTAGTAAAGATAGTCGGGAAGTTCGGGCGTGTAACCCCCCTTTGTCTCAACGGATGACCGAAGCATCTTTGATTCTACGGATAGATTATCTCCCGAGCATTGACGCAGTCAATCCCGCCACGAAGTCGTCGGGCGACAGACCACTCTTATCTATGATGCTCTTATACTTCTCAAGGGAGTAGGGGGCGTAGAGGAGGCGGACGACGCAGTGGCGACCGCACGTGTTGACGTCTCGCTTCGTCTTCTGGAAGGCGAAGGTGTTGTAATAGACGGGGCGACCGCTTCCCTTCAGTAGGCGAGAGAGGTAGGGCGAGTCCATATCCAGTTGCTCTCGCTTGCTCTTCGGCAGTTCCGCCTTGATTTCTTCGGGCGTGTCGCCGTAGGGGTCAAAGAACTCAATGCCCTTCTTCTTGTTGAGAAGGCAGACCCAGTGTCCCTCCGTCGGACTCTCGGTCAGAAAGAGGATGAGGCATCGCCCCTTGCTATCAAAGAGGTCGTCGGCAGACCGCAGACGTTTGAGTTGCGGATAGGTCATAATCTTCGTGTCGCCGAGCATCTTGCGAAGGTCTCCATCCGAAAGGGGATACTCCTTCACTCGTTCAAGTGCTCCACCACTCATTCCTTTGTAAGAGGCAAAGAGAATGAGCGACTACGGAAACCCGTTGAAGAGTCGTCAGAGGAGTGAGGTGAAGAAGGAGGAGGTCATCAAACCCGAGAAGCGGGTTCTCAACGCCTCCGTGACTCGGGCGTTGTTAGACTACAAGGGAGACATCGGCGACGGCATCATTCGGTGGACGGAGCGGTGGTTGGTTCAACTGGTGCGGGAACGTTCCTACCCGCCACAAATAGCGGGTTTGGACGCATTGGGGGCGATGAGTCAGTATCTAACGCCGTCCGATGCGTTAGAGGTGCTGGAGAGACTGCGAGCGGACTTCCGACGGGAGCATCCAGCGATGTTCCCGAAGGATGACTTCTCGTTCTTACTGAAGGCGTTTGCGGACGAGGGAATACCACTATCTTCTCCAGTCCGTTCGCCTCTTCTGGTTTTGCTATCTCCGTCTCCTTCCCAAACTGACGCTTGAACTCGGTGATGATTTCGGGAGGCACGAGGGGACTAATCTCTTGAAGGCGGTCATACTGGTCTTTGGTATGCTTGAGGAGGTCGGCGGGGGTCATTCGTTCCTCTCGGGGGAGGGACATCTCAATGGAGAGGAAACGATATAATCTTGCGTATTGAATGGAGGAGATGCGATGACCTTCCGCACGTTTCGCCCATCCGAAGTATGTCCCCGTCGTATTCAGCACACTCACCAGAAGGGAACAGAGACCTAACGCAACGGAGACCGCCATTTGGTTCTCTCCGAACATAGAGGACGACCCTACACTCAAGAACCCCGTGATGGATGAGATAGCGATGACGGGCAAGTCAATCCACGTGCGAAGTCGGGCATAGCGTTCCTCCCCCTTCTTGTGAATCCACGAAAGGCAGTGTGCCTTCTCTCCCGTAGAGGCGAAATATTCTTCAAGGCGGTCATTCCAATGAATGTCGCCTTCAATGGATACGCTCATTTGTCCTTATGCCCGAATCAGTTTCCAAGCGATGCCGATGAAACTGCCCGGCACTCCCGCACCCGAGATGTTGAGGGTGATGGTGTTGGGACCCGTGACTTGATACCAGAGAGTCGTTCCCGCTGGGGGGACAACGTTGAGAGGAATGCCCGTAAAGACGAACGTGAGCGAGACCACCGATGTCGGCGAAAGCAGAGACGCAGTGGCGATGGTCGTAGACGTTGCGGGACTGGTGATGTAGGCAATGCCCTCGTCGGCAAGGTTTGTGCCGTTGATAGAGTTGATGCTCGTGAGACTGGCGTTCAGACCGATGGTGAGGTCTTTGCTCGGGGCAACGGCGGGAGTGAGAGTGATGTTCGGGTCATTGACGAGAGCAGACGACAGCGTTGCCGTTGCTCCCGCCACAACCGAGATGATACCACTTCCGTCCGCCGTCACGACATTGGCGAGACCCGTTGGGGGACCCGGTGGAGCAATCACACTCCAGATGAGGGGGTTGGCGGACGGGAGCGTGTTGGTGTTCGGGGCAAGAGCGATGTAGTCCTCGTTGCCCTCGTAGACGATGTCGTTGGTGAGGTAGAAGGCAATCGCATTCCAGTTGGCGTAGGACATCCTTTG